ACCTGTACGGTATCACCTATCACTTTGATAAGTCCTTTTACTTTGTAATCATTCATGTTATTGTTTTTATTAAATTATATACTCCGATAATTATCAATCCATACACTACTAGTGCCAGGATCATTGCCATGGTTTTCTCGTTCATGTTAATATATCCACTTACAAAATTTGCGAATAAGCCCTAACTCTTTGATAGGTGCTTTTTGTTTTACAATAGGTGCTGATTCTTTTACAACAGGTGCATCATTTGTCTCACCTACATATTTCCAAGTTCTACCATAAAGGTACTGCCATTTTCTGCTTTTACTTAATGCAGCTTTTAGATTTCCATTAGTATCAGTATTCATAATTTTTAAAATTTCTGATATTTTCATACTTGAATAAACAGCATTTTTTTTAAAGTTATAGCTGTGTAACTTTTGAGTAATAAAATTTTCTTTTGTCATGTTATTTATTATTTAATCGGTTTATATATGTAACATAGTACTCAGTGCAGTGATGCAGTTTGACCTTTATCTCCTCCTCAAGCTCCAGGTCTCTAGTGAAGAGTAGAGTAGTGATTCTCTTAGATGGCTCTATATGATCTACCTGATGAAGCGATAAGTTCTCCCATTCATTCAGTAGTGATGGATCTGTAGAGACCATGCAATAGCATAAAGTAGCATAGTTCTTATCATATAACATCATGTAAGCTCTCAACTGCCACTCATAATCCTTATTTATACCCTCTTCTAAGGTAGCAGGGAATGTCTCTAATGACCATGATGTCTTAATGTCTATAATTTGGTCATCTAGTACTATATCAGCCTCTCCTGTCAACCATTCATTATTCAGCCTCTCAGTGTTCTTAGAGTAGTTAGTAAAGTGTACAGTGTTGAATAGAGCAATAGAGTCATTCTCCTGCATATTACCTTTATTGATATACTTGTTATTCAGTTCTACATTATAACCATAGAAATCCTGCTTAGCAACAGCTCTAATGTAACTCTTAGTAGTTTCAGATAGCACCTCAGATTTACTCCGAGATGCTGTCATTAATTTTCCTAGTGATGATGGATGCCACTTCATAACAGTAGTAGTGCCTTAGTTTGCAAATCCGTTAATTCAAATGCCTCCTTAAGTTGAGGGATAGTATACTTGCCATTCTGAATAGCTAGTAATGCCTCCTCAAATCTTTGAGTAGTAATAGCAGGCTTAGATGCCTTAACAGGTACACTAGCTAGGTTAGCATCGTCATCAATAGATTGAAGCGAACACAGACTGACCAATGTGTACCTGCGGTAGTAGGTCAAACATGATCCGACTTGCTGAGGATTAAGTCCAGCAGGTAGCTCCATACATGACTCTATTAATTCATTAGAATCTATACAGATAATCTGAGTACATACTGAATTGCCTTGAATAGGCTGTAGTAATAGTAGACCATTCTCTAATAGAATAGGTTCTACTGCCTCAATGATTGCATTGATGTCAGAGTATGACTTTTTAAAGTGGGGATTGGTAGCGTTTTTAGCTACTTTGCCGATTGACTGCTTAGCCTTGTGTAGCTTTTGATGCAGAGTTAGTACAGGTGCTGGTACTACAGCTTTTGTTTTTGTTTCCATAATAAAGTTTTAAATTTCAGTAAAGATAATCAATTATTTTATATCTGCAATGAATTTTAAATAAAATATCATAAATTCATCAAAATTTCTAGCAATAAAGTATGTACCCCCTGCCTGCTCTATGCTTTCTTGATACCTCTTCTGCACTTCTGACTGCTTATCCTTACCATATTTCACCTCAATCTTAACTGATCTACCTCTAATGGTGGCAGATATATCAGCTGAGCCTTTAGTACCTGTGCTAGGAGTATATTTGCCTTTCAGCTGTCTAGTATTCTCTCCCACCTGTATCTTCTTACCCTCTCTATAAACTCCCATTGTATTAATTCTCTCAGCTTGAAAGCCTGAATAGGTTAAAAAGTGAATGATACATTTAGTCAGAGCATTGGCTGAGTTATCATTCCAATCTGATGCTGTAATGTATGGCATGGTGGGGTGCTTAAGTGTGAGGTAGTTAATCTCTAAGGCTTTGAGGAGTTGCTTGTTTTCTTTGTTCATATCAATTATAGTTTACTGTATCCCATATATCAGGATCTCTTTGTGATTTAATCTCAAACCATCTAGCTCCATTGCTAGATCCATCTACATACTCTTTACCATTGTATTCTGCATACTTTTTACACCATTTGTTGAATGTTCTGTTAGTCAGGTGCTTCTTTTGGTCAGTGTATTCTGCTGTAAAGTTCTCAAACATTGATACCTTATTCAATCTTTGGTCAAATCCTAGATTCTTATTATCTACCCACTCAATAAAATCTTGAGATGTCTCATTGATAAACTTCCTTAGCTCTAAATTCTTAGCCTCAGACTCTACTAATCCATTCTCTAAGTAATAGTTAAGGCAATTAATCATGTAATGGTCAAACCTTGCCCACTCTTGCTCATCCCAATCCTCAAACAGCATAGAGCCAAATTCATCAAATGGAGTATGATGTGTACCAAAATAACTACTAAGCTCCACCTCAAACATCCTCCTCTTAAATGATCCTCCATCTGCTTTGATAGTGTAGTTAGTAGAGATAAGGACTTTAGGTGAGTCTTTTACAGGTAGTTTAATTGCATCTCTACCTTTGTATTCAATAGTAAGTCCCTCAGTGATTATACTAAATAGGCTCTCAAAATTAAAGTTCTTTCTTACATCATCAAATGCCAGCACTTGACAATCAGAAGAGACAGTCTGATAGGGAAATGATTTATTTGAGTCAAAGGTCTTACCATCTATAGTGCTAACTTTTTTCATGTAGCCAATAGCATTAATCAGAATCCCCTTACCACTACCTCCATTAGGATTATCGGAGATAGTTTCATCATTTAAAATGATTGCTTTATTATTAGCTGAGGTCTTATAAGAATGTAGCATATAGCCTATCACACTCTTCATAGTATCATATCTCTCTACCTCCTGCCCTGAGATAAACCAAATGAAGCTCCTAAACATTGACTCATGGTGATCAGCATCTATTAAATCTCTATCTATTATCTGATTATTCCAAACATAACCTTTTANCTCTGAGTATTCATATATCTCATGGTGCTTAGCAAATACTTTNACAGCTGAATTNTTATAGTAAATCATACCATAGTCAATNCCATCTCTCTCCATCTCTACATTAGCAGTATCTATCATGCTGAGGTATTGAGGAGTAAATAGTTTAGACTTCTCAGCTACAGCATCAAATACAGGGATGCGATTTGATTGCACCAGGTACTCCATCACTCTATCCTTAATCTGAAATTCAGAGACATGATTAATAAAGTTCTCATTCTTAGTAATAAATACAAAGGTCTTAGTGTTAGCTACAGGATAGTACTTATAGTACTGTAGATTCTCTAGAAATAGCTTAAATCTATAAGGGATAATTAATACATCACCTTTAAAATCATATTTCCAAAACTCATCTACTTTAATTACTTCTTTAATAGTCTGAATTTCTGACTCAATATTCTCTTTTTTATACTCATTAAACTCCTCTAAGATGACAGCATCAGATTTACCACTTAGCACAAAATTAATCAGCTTATCTTTTTTCTCTTTATCCTCAAATTGCTTAGTATTAAAGTTAGCAGTCTTTTTATAGGCAGAATTAATAAGAGCTAGTATCTCTACAGATCCAAAATCTTTCTGCTCAAATCCTTTTAGATAATCTTGACAAGTATTTTTATCCACTCCAAAATCATTAAATGCTGCTGCTAATTTGTAAAGTGATGAGTTTCTGTTCTGACTGTTATACTTCTTTTTAAACCAAGTCATCAGCTTATTAGCTATCTCATCAGTATCTAAGACCTTAATATTAGTAATACTACCCACCTCATTAGTCTCAAATGGGATAACATCATAGTCAATTATAAAATTCTCAGCATCTAAATTAACATAGATATCAGGATCATAAGACTCAAAGCAAGCTCT